AGTCCTTCTTTATCACCATCTAGTTCTGATTCTCCTAGTTTATCAGGTTCAGAATCAGCTTCTTTATCTCCATCTAGTTCTTTAAGTCCTTCCAGTTCTGAATCGCCTTCTGAATCAGCTTCTGAAAGCCCATCTGAAAGTTCTAGTGATAGTCCATCACTTTCACCTTCAAGTTCTGAATCTCCAAGCGAAAGTTCTAGCGAAAGTCCTTCTTTGAGTCCATCAGCTTCAGAATCTCCAAGCGAGAGTTCTTCTGAATCTCCAAGTTTGAGTCCATCCAGTAGTGAATCTTCATCTGATTCTCCGAGTGAATCGCCTAGTGAAAGTCCGTCACAATCTCCTTCGAGTTCAGAGAGTGCTTCTTTATCACCTTCGGCAAGTTTATCTCCTTCTGCTAGTTTATCACCATCATCAAGTGAAAGTGCTTCTGAAAGCCCTTCGCCAAGTGCCAGTGCTATTCTTAAGAGATATAATGGAGCTTCATTTGTAGATGCTAAATTAAAGAATCATAATGGAACAGCATTTGAACAAAAGGAAATGAAGTTTTGGGATGGTGTGAGTTGGGAAGAAGTTGATATAAGTGGATAAAAATTAAAATATAATAAATGTTAATGTATTGCCCGAAGTGTCAAAATCTGATTGATAAAACAGATGATGCTAAAAAGAATGGGGAAACAATTATAAAAAAATGTAGCAGGTGTGGTTCTACTGTTTCATTTTATATAAAGTATAAGGCCATTTCTTCAATAATTAATATAGACGTTGCACAAAAAAACTAATATGGTATAATAACGCAAAGGATCACGAAAGCCTTAGTGGGAACATGAACGCCCATTTTGGCTTTTTTTGCTTAAAAGAAAATTATGAAATACAAATTAAAGGGTTATTTAGAAAAGAAAGAAGGGGAGATAATGGGTATTGCATCAACGCAGACACCAGATAGAGATGGGGAAGTTATTAATCAAGATGGATGGGATCTTAAAAGTTTTAAGAAGAATCCTGTGATCATGGCATCTCATAAATGGCATAATTTTCCTATTGGGAGAGCTACTAAGATTGCGATAGAGAAAGGAAAGCTCGTTTTTACAATGGTTCTTTCTGAAGCAACTCAAGAAGCGAGAGAAGCAAGCCAATTAGTGAAGGAAGGAATTTTAAAAGCATTTTCTGTTGGGTTTATTCCAAGGAAAAGAAGTGAAGATGATAGAAATGTCATTGAGAAGTCTGAATTATTAGAAATTAGTTTGGTTTCGATACCTTGCAATCCTCAAGCATTAGTAACTGCTAAAGGGTTTAAGGATAACGAAATGGCACAAGAGATAACGAAGGAATTTAATGAATTTTTAACAGCCACCCAAGTCGGAAACGACAAAACAAAGGGAGGAGATGGCAAAGGTCGCAACATAGATAAAGAATTAAAGCAAACTGTGCAGAAATGTACTGGTTTGCTTCAGAACCTATGCAAGGAACTGAAGGAGGAGGGGGGTGCTGAAAAATGAAAAAAACTGAAGAAGAATTGAAAGTTGAAAAAAAAGCTGAAGAATTAACTGAAGCTTTTACATCCCAATTTGCCGATTTGAAAAAAACATTGGAAGCCAATGAAACAAAACGACAAGAGGAGTTTGACACATTTAAAAAAGATTTAGAGCTTAAAAGTCAAGAGAAGAATATCATGAAAGTGTTCGTTAACGCTGACACAAGAAAAGATATTACAGAACTTGATGAAGATGAAACTGTTAAAGCGTATGCAAATGCGTTATTTACAGCGGATAAGAAAGCTTTACAAGCTTTTCATGATCAAACTATTGATAAGATGCCAGCAAGACAAAAAGCTTTGTCTGAAGGTACTCCTGCCGATGGTGGTTATCTAGTACCTCAAGAATTTTATAACAGACTTGTTATAGAACGAGATGAAGATATTTCAATGAGAAGTGAGGTTACTGTCATTCCTGTGACTACTAACACGTTGACTATTCCTAAGCATGAAACTGGACCAGAAGTTTATTGGACATCCGAGGGTGCAACCAAAACTACTACTACAATGGACTTTTCACAACCGACTATTACAGTATATAAATTAGCTGCAATCATCTATATGACTGATGAGCTGATGGAAGATGCTGCATTTAATTTGACAGATGTGATCGTTAGACGATTTGCTGTTAAAATGAATGAAGCTGTTGAGAAAGCCATTCTTGTGGGTACTGGAGTTGGACAACCAACTGGAATATTTGTTAACGCTGTGACTGTTGCTGCAGCTGTTGCTTGTGTTGGAAATCTTGATTTCGATGATCTTATTAGTCTTATTTATAGCTTACCTAAGAAATTTAGGAAGAACGCTAAATTTATTATCCATAATAATAATGTAGCTCAATTAAGACTACTTAAGGACACAGATGGAAGGTATTTATGGCAAGATCCAGTAGCTGTTGGGCAACCGGCAACTATTCAGGGTTATCCTGTACATGAAACTTACGACTGTGGAGAGGATGAGATCGCTTTTGGAGATTATCGAGAAGCTTATTGGCTTACTGATCGTCACCAGATGCGTGTTAAAATCACTAACGATACAGAAACTACTTTTACTCAAGATAAAACAGCCATTCGTGTGGTTGAAAGACTTGGTGGAGATATTGTGGTTGCAAACGCAGTTAGGATTCTTAACCAAATCCCCTAAGCATTGATATTATTGCTTTATTACTAGCTCTTAACTCCAAGAGCTAGAATAAGATAAAAATATGAAAGTAAAGATTTTAAAGAACTATAAAGATTATAGGAAGAACCAGATTATTGAAGTGACGAAGAATGTTGCTTTTGGTTTAATAGATAAAAAAATTGCTAGATTGTTTGCATCATTCAAAAATGTGAATAAGATGTTTAAAAAAAGTAAAGCAAAAATGAAATGACTTTATTAGATTATGCATTGGTTAGCTTGGAAGATGTAAAAAGTTTCCTTGGAATAACCACAACAACTCATGACACGCTTTTGACTATGATTATCAATATGGTCACTGAACAGATTGAAACTAGATGTGACAGGCGTTTTGATGATACTGAATATGAAGATCAAGTTTATAGTGGGATAGGTGTAAAGACTTTGATTTTAAAAGAATTTCCTGTAACCGACACAACGACATTTAAACTTGAAAGGAATAATTCTTATAATAATTCTGATAATTGGGAGGAGATTGATGCTGATACTTATTGGGTAGAAGAAGAAACTGGTATAATTACAAAAACCACTGTATTTCATAGAGGAACCCAAAATTGGCGAGTTACTTATTCTGCTGGGTTTACTGTGATCCCTTATGATATTCAGTTGCTTGCAATGAGTGTAATATCTGAAGTATTTAATAAAAGGAATGTAGCTGGAGTTAAGAGCGAGAAATTGGGGGATAGGACCGTTTCATTTGAAGCTGGAAGTGTGATTGATAATAATCAAAGTTTCTTATCCACATTGTCTAATTATAGAAAGATACCTGTATGATGATTTTACTAGATAAAACAGTAAGCATTCATAGACTTGAAAGCTTAGGTGGGAATAAGAGTGGGTTTGTTACATTCACGCTTGAACAGTCTGCTGCAATACAGCCTTTTGGACAGAGTGAGATAGCAAATGGTGTTGGATCTTTTAATAAAATGTATAAAATATACATGGATGTAAACACAGATATTCAAGAAGGAGATAAATTACAGGATGCGAGTGGTAATATTTATATAGTTGAATCAGGTGGGATCGAGAAAAGAGATGATGGGTTTATTGCAGATCACATGGATTTAACAGTTAAGAAAGTAAATGGTTAAGATCGAGATACAATTAAAGAATGAGAAAGCTATTTTGAATAAGTTTAATATGATGCCCCAGAAAGTGGCTAAGAATCTCCAGATTGCTATTGGACAGGTTGGAGCTTATGCATCAGGAAAAGCAAAATTAGTGATTACTTCTGGAATTGGAATGTGGAAATCTCCAATTGATACTGGACAAATGCGTCAAGGAATACAGAGTTTCACTGGAAGGATGAAAGCCACAATTAAAACATCAAAAAGAACTCCGTATGCAATTTATGTTCATGAAGGAACTAGAAAAATGAGAGCAAGGCCATTCTTTGAAATAACTGTTAAGGAAGAGAAGAGAGATATAGAGAAGTTTTTTAATAAAGCACTAGAAAGAGCAATAAAATGAGCTTGGTTACACTAAAAGAGCAGATAAAAAGCAAGTTGGATCTTATTGATAATATTCAACAGGTGGAAGATTACCCAACTATTGATTTTAATGGTTATCCTTCTGCTGTTGTAAGATCAATGGGAGTTGATAATGATTATGAAACTACTTGTGAAAATTTGGAAACATATAGATTTGAAATTTATTTAGTTATCGAGAATTCAGGTGATCTTTACAATTTATCTAAAACAAGAGGAGCTGTTGAAGAGTTGTTTGATGAAGTGAGGGATAATTTCGATAATGATGAATTTCTTTCTGGTCTTTCTTTGCCGAGTGATAGGCAATTGCTGGGAGTGTTACCAGCACTTGGAGAGATCCATGAGGTCGAAGAGGGAAAATACGTTGAAGCAGTTATAATTTTAAATATTCGAGTAAGTAAATCATTAAGTTAAAAATATGCCAAAATTTATAGGTAGAAAGTCAGCAGTGGGGGTTGGTTTAGAAACAGTGAGGGGAACAAATGTTGTTGCATCTAAATTATTGGGGAAAGTAGATTATAATTTAGAAGATAAAGCTAATAAAGCGAGAAGTGGGGAAGGAATGGGGAACATAGCTGGGGAGGGTTCACAATCGGTTGTGGTGCAGAAAATGGCAGAGGGTGATATAAGTGCCGAAGTTGGTGCTAAGAGCCTTCCGATGCTACTTTCAGCAGTTATTGGGGGTGCAATTTCAACTGCTGCAGAAACAAGTGATTATAAGCATACGATTGCTGAAGGTCAGAGCAACCAAGCACCGACACTTTCAATCTATGTTGATGATGAAAATGGAGATCTTTTGTTTAAAGGTGCTGTTGTTGATTCTTTTGAATTATCAATAACATTAGAAGATTTTGTTTTATTT